TCGGTTCCAAAGAGTACTTATAGCTTTAGAAAGTTATTCGAATTCAATCAGGAATTTTTCATGGGAGTTAGATTTGTAAAGAGTCTATTAAAGTTCGTTTACTCTCTGAGTCAACAACCTGCCACAAGTAATCCAAGAAATTACATAGAGGGAACAATGTCTGTCATAAAAAGTGCAGTCGAAAGAGGATTAGGAACGAGAAATGCATACAAGGTTTCCTACTTTAGTATGAGATTGAATTACAGAATGTTGGGTTTAGGACACACAAATTTCTTTAGAGAAAAATATTACAATTCAATTAAGAAAAATAAATTAACCACATTAGGATTTTTTCCACTTGTCCATCCAATGTTCACTGGATTGTTTCCTTTATCTTTCTCAGAATTCCTCTTATATAAAACTAATGAATCTTACAGAAAGTCTCTTCATATAACGTATTCGGATGAAAATTTTGATGTGTCTAATGAAGGAATAAGTTCACTTTCAATAAAGTTGTCATTAAAAAAAGGAGAAAAGAACATGAAAGAATTATTGTCGAAAATTAATTGTGGGAACTATGAAGAAATCATTCAAAATGATCCAATTTTGCTTTTGACAGATAGAGTGGACAATGTAGAGTTATATCTAGCTCAAATGAAGAATAGAATTAAGAAAATGCCCGAAACTTTTGCTTTGTTCGGAATTTCAAAAGTAATACAAAAATGGAGAACATTCATGTTCATAACTAGCGAGAGAGTATTTAAAACTTCTGGAGTTTCTGTAAAGAAGAGTTTGTTTGAGATTTCTGAAGAAGTTAACTCAAAAATTTTAAATCTAGATAAAAGAGATGATCATTTGGAAAAAATATATTTTGGGGACACATATTTTTATCAAAGTGTTTTTGATGAGTACTTTGGTGTTGGAATAAAGGAAAAAGCAAAAGATCCCAAAACTGAACTACCGAATTATTTGATAAAAATTAAAAAATATGACACCAGGAACGAAATTAAGAAGACTCCTCTTGCTGAATTGTGCAGACTAAGATGGCTCAAATTACCAGTTTATGATCACCAAGTGTTGGAATTTGAATCATATAAAAGAACATTTCCCTGGTTATCAGACACTCTCGAAGATAGTGAAAAGAATCTAGGAAATCGAGATAAAACGTGGATAGTAAATTTTGTCAGAACATATGTGGAAAAACTGAGTTCTATAATTGTCAGAGCTGAAGTCATTAAAGAAGTGAATTCTATAGAAACCTTATTCAAGGTAATTAACTCATCTTATTCTCCATTTTGTTATCCTGAAAAAGTAACTCTAAACAAATCCTTAATGAAAGAGAGTTTATTTGAAAAAAGGATTGTGGATGATGATTCTAAAAATGATGTAATAAAGTTTTTTTCTAGGATTTGGAGAGCTGGACTTTTCAACATGATGAAAGTAAATAAAGACAAAGAAATAAATTTTGGAGAAGTGGTTTTAAAGGAATCAGATCTGTTGTACAAATATTATTTAAAAAACAGATCGAATAATTTTTATTTTTTAGATTCTTCAAATAAGAGGTATATTATCTCATGCATGTTTGAATTTTTAAGAGAGAAGAAAAAAGAAGAAAAAATAAGGAAGATTGATATAAATCTTAATGAATTAGAGCTTGAATTAAACACTTTTTTTTACTCTTGCTTCGACGAAGTGATATACAGACATATAAAGAAGAGAGAGAAAGTTTTTAAGAACAATTTTAAGGATTACTATTATAAAGGGAAAGGTTTAACTGAAATAATTAGTAAAGGTAAAATTATTTTAATTAAATACGTAAATAATAAGATAGACAAAATCATAATGAATCAAGATTGCGCAAGAGATTTTGGAGAAACATTCGAACTGATAAAGAAATTTGCGAAAGATTACAAATTATCATATCTAAAAGATAGTTCTTTTGTGAAAGTAACTTATAATAAAATTAATAAAGAAGATGAATCTGTTAGAAGATATTTGGTGGACTCTTGGGGGATCAAACCTTTAACGGAAGAAATCATGAATGAAAACACCAAGCATTGCATGATAATTGATTTGAGAATAAATTTCAAAAGAGAATTGCTGAAAGACCCTCATTTTACCGTAGATTCGTCAAAGCTGATATTAAATCTATCAGAAGGTGAAGAAGGCAAAAATCTAATAAGACTTGAAGAGATATCAACAAAATTAAACACATCATCAATGGAATTTGAAGATTATATAGCAAATTACAGAGAAGCTTGGATAGAAGACGTTCCACTAAGAACAAATGATGTCACTGTTTTGACGTATTTTTTGGACATGAGAGAAGAAGAGAGGGAAAAACTATTAAAGAAGGGAAAAGAAAAAAAGAACACAGAGATAATTTCTAAATTATCAGATTTCAAACAATTCTTCTCTGAGATTTCATCAGTCTACATAAAAAGGAAACTAAACATAGGTTCAGACATTCAAACTGAAAACAAAATGATGTACATAAAAAGTTTGAAGTCAAAAAAGTTACTTGAAGAAGAAGACAAAGATCAAAAAGAAGCTAATTCATTCATTCATTTCGTGAGAAGCGAATTGAAGTCAAAACCAATGAAAAACATTGATAAATCTAGTGACGGTGATTCAATAACAAGTTCAGTTGATGAATCAATAAATATATTCACAGTTCCTCATTCTACGATATTCCAGACCAACATGTTAGATGCTTATTACAGAAGATACAATTCATTCCTGTTTTCTTGTAAAAAAGAAATGAGAAATGGCAAATTAACATTAAAGACAGAAAATTTGGATTTTCCACCTCATTTGAAATTATTTTTAAAGATTGCTAATATAGGATTAGAACAAGAGGGGGAAAGAGAAAATAAGAAAGAATCTCTGAGAAATCTTATAATCTCTAGTAAGAAATTAGACTTAGATTCACAAAGTGAAGATTATAGAGTGATCAAAAAGGAGATGGTTAAACCTGAAAGAAAAGTCGAAATAATTGGAAATAAGGAAGAAGATGATTTGAAATCAATGGGAATAAAAGAGAAAAAAATTGAGAAGCAGGAAAAAGAAACAATAAAAAAAGAATCTAGCTTCAAAAAAGAAAAAAAGAGAAGAAGTGCAAAGAAAACTTTCAGAAAAATAAAAGAAGAGAATAAAAAATCACAGAAAGCAAATAATATTTATTCAATATTGTCAAAAGACCAAGATGATGATGAATATTATAATCTTACTATGAAAAGTCAAAAAGTAGTTTCCGAAACAAAGAACAAAAGAGAAAATAATGCTGGTAAAATGATAAAAATAGATGTTGAAAAGAAGAAAATAGAAAAAA